CAAGGTGCCTGATTCTTGTACATATCAGACCACATCTGGATTGAATGTTCCATCTGTGACGAAATAATCGGTGCAATGTGTAAAGTCTGTTCGATTGTTCTTGCTCCTATCATCTTCTTCAATATCTCCTTTAACTTTGATACTATGTTTGACCAAAACGCCATTATTTTTCCCTCCAGCCTCTTGCTCTAATAGCCTTTCCCTGTCTTACTGCTTTTGCTCTTGATTTATAGACTTTTCCGGTCTTTCCCCATTTATATCCACCTTTGACTTTTCTAACTGGCATTCCAATTCCTCCACTAAATCATCATCTTCCCAATATTGTGACCTACATGAATCTTTACGTGTTCCACCGCTTCCGCCACCTAAAAGATAATCTACATGGTCAACAAGATTTGGCATGATATTGAGTGCCACACAGTCTTTTTGGAACTCTTTGAGATACTGTCTGAATGCCCAATCATCATTCACGCCTTTTTCCCAATATTGACGATAAACGGGATTTCCAATAATGTATTTCAATACCCAATCGGCACACCACCGTGCCCATTTATTCGGTATTCTGATACATGGAAATGAGAACCACATTCTGACTCTTGGAACCGCCCCTCTTTTCTCTTTTATGTCTCCGTCATATAATTTACTACTAAAACCACAAACAAGTCCGTTATCGTACATTTCCGTGCGTTTCCTGAAGTCTCTGCAAATGATGACATCATCCTGTAAATGCCATGTGCCTTCTAAATCGTCTGGACAACTCTTGAACGCATTCATGCAAGCTCTGAGATTACCTTCCTTGTCTTTATCATTATACACTGTTATATCAGCTTTTGCAATACCCTGTTCCAACATTGACGGAATTAAATATTCTTCGACATACCACAATCTTTTCGGGTATGTGTGTATCATGTATTTTGCCATTATTTTCTCCTGTCTATCTCTGTCTGGCAACCTTTGCGTAACCAATTATAGTAATACATCAAAGCATCAAATTCTACTATTCTCAAGCCCTTTGAGAACATCTGTCTGTGAAATTGAACATCACTAACTGAATGTTCATTGGAGAATCTTGAATTTCCAATGCTTTTACGCTTCCAAGCTTTGTTCCATGTTGCTATCCAATAGCAATTATCAGGTCTTTTTGGTCTTGCATACAGCCAGTCTTTGAATATAAAGCTGAAGCATAATATATCTGGCTCTTTTTCTTCTCTCAGCTTTCTGTGAAGCTCTGTCAATACGTATTCATGCATCCACCAGTCATCGTCATCCATGAAAAGTACATAATCGCCTTGAGCTTCTTCAATGCCTTTGTTCCTTGTGGGCCCATCACAATGATTTTCTACCGTAAATACTTTGTCTGTGTATTCTCTTGCTACTGCTTCAGTGTTGTCCGTGCAACTGTCACATACGATTATCAACTCGAAATCACGAAAAACCTGCTTTTTTACGCTTTCCAACGCTTTTCGGATGTGATTTTCAGAGTTAAAAGCAGGAATTATGATGCTGAATCTTGGCTGGTATATACGCTTTGCAAGTGCTTTTATACCCTCTTGAAATTGATGTCTTTCGTGTCTTATGGACTGTCGGTAACCGTCAAAATCTGTTTTACATGTCTCATAATGCTTCAGCACTTCCCGAATCTTCTCACATATTGCTGGCAAATTCTTGCTGTCTCTGTCAAACTTGTATTCCTCTGGTATGTTTACATCATCTTGATATTTGGCACTACCTTCTCTATCTGTGATTATACAACAACCTCTGGACGCTGATTCTCTTGGCATTCTATCTTTGCCGGGATGCTCGCCAAAGTCAATATACAACTTGCTACTGTCCATCAGCTTTATGACCTGCTCCTGTGTGAAACTGCATATTGGCACAAAACTCACATCATGCAAACGGGCCATTATCTGCTCCGTAAAAGATGCACCCTTTTTAGGGTTATACAGTACGATATCCGAACGCTCTGTGACGCTCATATTTGACAAATAAGCTGGGTTTATATAATCACCCGTATAAATTATCTGCTTTGCATCAATACCGCTCTTTATGAGAAAATCTGACGCATAAAATGACTGTGTAAGATGCAAAATCCTATTGTATTCTTTCGGAACTGCATCTCTGCCTGTCCATTTCTTGTAGTTATCTACACTTTCCCAGAAAATAATGCTTCGATTGTTCTTGAATCGCTCTATCTTCTTAGCCCAGATTTCTGGAAATATCAGAACCGCATCACTGTCTGGACTGTTTGTAACGATGTAATTCTGCCTGTATGCTTCAGTATATCGCTCTGGCTGTGGATTGTTCAACTGCTTTGCGATATACCACATTTTTGCACATATACTGGCTTGCTGATTCAATTCCCAGCATAGCTGATGTAAAAGCTCTATTCCACCCGTTTCGCAACGCTCTGGACATGCTACAAACACATTGACCATATATCAATTTCCCTTTCTGTTTGCGTATTTCTGTAAGGCGTATCTAACCGCATCTATTGAGTGGTTATTCTCGTCAGGATATGCACTTATGAACTCACCATTCCTGTCCTGCTCGTATTCATAAGTTGTAAATTCCTTGTAAGTCTCAGGACATCTTCTCGCATCAATGTAAATGTGACATAAACCCTGTAACCATTTGATGCCATAACGTACTGAGTCTGGCCCTTTGTCTGCTCCTCTTATGAATGCTCCATAGGCTTTAAAGTCTGCTATCGACTTTTCCTCGGCACTGTCGGCTATCACAAGTTCGTCTTTTCTAACTTTCTTCAGCTCGTTATACAACGTATCAAATACAACTGCATTCCTTGTCTTGACTGTGCTGTACTCATCGAAGATGTATAGGTCAAGATGCTTTTTATCAAAATACATTCTGACATATCGGAACGGGTCTCTTGCAAAACCCCAGTCTATGCCGTTATAGATTTCATCGAATGTCTGCCACATAGGTACTTTCTTATCTTCGATGCCCATGCCGTTATAATGAGGTACAAGCTTCTCCATATCAAGGTCGCAAGCGTTCGGAAATACATCTCCGCCAGTTCCTACAGGAACTCCCATGTATTCATGCTCATAAGCTCTTGGATTCTTCTCTTTCAGCTCGTTAGCCTCATCTAAAAACTCTTGTCCAAGCCAATGTTCGGGTACTTGTAAATAATTGCTCCGTATAACAAGCGTTGACTTTGTAGGTCTCAGCTCGTATCCTTCTACCAGCTCATTTGCCCAATTATTCTTCGATATAGGCGGATTGAATGAACGAAAATCCCAAAACAGCTCGCCGCCACGCTTTGTCGACTGTGTGACTTTTCTCAGCTCATTTTCACCAGCGAATTGGTCAAGCTCCTCAAACCAGTTGATTCCTATATATCCGAATTTAGGCTTGATTGATTTCACTTTATCAGGGTCATCCAAGCCCATGAAGTATATTTTCTGTCCTGTCGGCTTGTATTCAATCGGTGTGCTGTAATTCTTCGGTATTATGAACAAATCTTCAAGCCCTAATTGATATATGCCCCACACTACCTGTGGAAATATGCTTGTCTGTATTGTATTTGCTATCTTCCTAAAACATACTGCATGAATATTTGGGTAAATCGTTATCAGTAATGGTATTGCTATCCCACCGATAAAGCTTGATTTTGTACTTCCTCGACCTCCTGGAAAGATATATCTCGAATGACGGTGTTCGAGTATATCTTCCAAGACATCGAAAAAGTCTGGTATTATGCATTCTTTCAGCTTGATTTCAACTGTAGGCATGATTCCCAACTCCTGTCTCTATAACGCTAAAAAGCGGGTGTTTTATTCCCGCTCATGAATGATTCTTGAACCACTCTTTTTTGTTCTCTTCTCTGAATGTCCTGCCAGCTTCAGGATTCTTCTTAAATATCTGTCTTGTGATTGCTCCCGCTTCTCTTCTATAGCTGTCTATCTGCTTTGTGGACAGTGTAAATTCAGCTTTAGATTTCTTGAATCTCTCAAACGATGTGCTGTTGCTGATGCTGAGATTCTTGCCAAGCGATGACTCTCCCACCTTTGTGAGCTTTCTGCCTGCATTATCCCATAACTTGAATGAATCAAACTTACTCTGTAGCTGTTCAACTGCTCCATACGCCTTTTGATGGGCACCGATTACTTGGGATACCGGTACAAACCTTCCCGTTTTTGCGTATCTGTCAAGTGAATTTCGATGTACTGTTTTCCAATCGCTGTAAACGAAATTCATTTCCGATTTATAGCCATGCTTTCTTGCTTCATCAAGCAATCCATAAATGCCTTTTCCTGTCGCTGTGCCATCATAGAATGTGGGGAAGTTATGCTGTAATGATGTGGAATAAATCTGCTTTGCAAGTGCTGAGCTTTCCTCGTGGTAATATCCGGTAAGCTTGGCATCAAGCTTTCTTCCGTCTGCTTTTGCCAGCATCTTCTTTATCTCGTCAGGGTCTATCACAAGTGGATTCTTATCTTGTGAGTAATACTTCCCAATATCTTTGCTGAATGCACCTTTACCCGATGCACCGCCACCACCTGTGAACATTGCCACTTTTTCATCGCCAGGAGCATAAGGTTGATGCCCTTTGAAATAATCTTCGATTATCTGTCTATGTACTTCCATACGCTCTGGTGATAACTTGCCGTTAGCGTTGACATAATCAGCTAAAGAATCCTTGCCGGGTGTACCTCTTTCGGAGAGGTCTATGTCGTTTACTTTCTGTCCTTTGAATGTCATCTCGTCGTTATGTATCGAGACTGAATTGCCTTTGGCAAGGTTATCCCGGTATGCCTGCTCTTTATTGAGGTTATCCGCCTGTTTTGTGGTAATGCTTGTTTCACGCTCTTTTTTATCATATGCTTTTGAGCTTATAGAACGCTCATTTTCAGCTTTTTTAGTATTCGACATAGATTTACTTTGCTTTATGTCTGAATTGCTCTTCTGAGCTGTCTGAGAAGCTTTGGAAGTGGTTTTAGCATCACTCTTTCCTGATAATGCCCGATTTATCGCATCTTTCTTTGATTCGCCTTCATAAACAGGTATATGCTTTCCACCTTTCAAACTGTACCATGCAACTATCTTTCTTTTGTCAGCCATGATTATGTCTCCTTTACATTATGCCATCCTTGATGAGTCCTGCTGTCTCATAACATCCGAGTAAATAATACTTATACTCGGCATCATTCTTGAATGCACTCTTTTCCCGCTTCTTATCGCCAGCTATTACATCAGCTCTTGCCATATAGCTGATTTTGTCCATTCTGTCATTATCGACCTTATCGGCATCTTCTGCCGTAAATTCGATATTGTCACATCCGCTCATGTAATACTTGATGTCTGCATCGCTCAGCTTTTTCTCTTTCTGCATTATTCTTTCCTCCAATCTACCTTGATGTTCAAGGTATTATCTGGTACACCTTTAACTCGGTTGTCTATATCCACAGTTCTCTTGGCAAGCTCTTGTCCAGCTTTGATTCTGTCTGCCAATGTTGCATCGAGACCAAACTGGTCCTTGATTTCACCATTCATTACCTTGGTCAAAAAGGTCATGACATCGGTTGCCGTGGCAATCATGTGATTTTCCTTTTTTTGGTTCAATCTATCGATTTCCTTTTTCACTTTGTCAAGAGTTAGTAAACGGCTTG